CGTAAGACAATCGTATCGCCATATGAAACTCTAACTGACAAGTTAGAAGTACCTAAGCGCCAAGCAGTTATCAAACGTACTGAAGATGGTGAGTCAGTTATTGGTGTAGTTGGTGACAAGTACAAAATTGTGCAGAACATGGAAGTATTCTCTGCATTAGATACACTGGTTGACTCAGGTGATGCACGCTATACAGCAGCAGGTGAGTACAACAACGGTGCTAACATCTGGATGGTAATGGAATTACCTACAGGTGTACAAGTAGCCAACGACCCACACGCTGCATTCTTATTGGTGCAGTCATCACATGATGGTTCATGTGCAGTACGTATTCGCCCAATCATTGAGCGTTTATTCTGCGCTAATCAAATCAACCGCATCATCAAAGGTAAACATAAGAATGCTTACACCTATGTTATGAAGCACACTACTAACTCTGAGTTGTCGGTCAATGACATCCGCAACATCACGCAGTTAACTTATGATTCTATCCAGCAGTATGAAACAATTGCTGGCACATTATTACAGCGTAAGGTAGATGACCGACAGGTACAGAATATCTTTAAGCGTGTATGGGCATTGCCATCAGAGATTGAAGATGCTCCTGAGCATTTACTATCACAAGGGCAGCGCCGTCAACGTACCATTGCACTTAATGGACGTGACTCAGCATGGTCTATTTACAGTCAGTCATCTACACAAGAAAACATCAGAGGCACAGCCTTTGGTGCGTGGCAAGCAGTTATTGAACACGCTGACCACTACGCATCTGGTGGCTCTGACCGCCGTGCAATCGCCACCATCAGTGGACGCAATGACCGTATCAAAGACAAAGCACTAGACCTAATCTTGGCATAGTGAACCAGCGTAAGGGTAACCGAGAAGCAGGTAGTTTATGCCACCACCTGAGCATGTGGCTAAAAGGCTTATCCAAACAACGAGAGGGAAACATGAACACAATCCAATTAGTAAATTCTATGGGTAATACAGTTACCTATACAGAATCAGAACTAACTACAATCATAAGCAATGGAGTTAAGAATGCAGAAGATTCAGTTAGACTCAGCGATAAAATCAAAGACACTAAATATAAAGTACGTGACTTCTTTAGTGAACTTGAATGGGAAAATAGTGAGGCAACAATCACTCGTAGTGATGTCAACGAGTTGCTTGAATCAATCGGATGCGACAAAATCCGAGGACAATATAAAGCAACTGTTACAATTACTGCTTACATTACAGGATACGAAGCAGAAGACAAAGATGATGCAACCGATTGCATTGGAGACGACATCACAGTAGACGTTGGTTCTAATGCAAGTATAGATGTAGATAACATTGAAGTAACTGACGTAGAGGAAGAGTAATGTCTTCAGCCTACGTACCATACAACGGTACTGCTGGCTGGTCAGGTACGGATACATCTCAGCAGAGAGCGCTAGATAATATCCATTCTGGTCGGGAAGAAAACAACCAGCAAAAAGCGTTACGTCTATTAAAACTTAGAGGTACGGCAGGCTTAACTTGGAAAGAGTTAAGCACTGATACAGGTTGGCATCATGGTACAACCAGTGGTATCCTGTCAGTACTACACATGTCTGGTGCTATAGTACGTACATATACTGTACGCAACAGATGTAAAGTATACGTGCATCAGAACTTTAAAGATGACGTTAAAGTAGAGCCATATAAAAAGAAACAAAAACTTTGCCCCAACTGTGGGCATGACGTCACAACATAGCCGTCACCTATGTTATGATGGGGACAACCAGTGGGCGGTAGGTTTTGGCTCTCTCCTTGTCCTACCCCTGCTGGTTCTTAATCAAAGGAGAAGTATGTCGGAAGTAGAAGTACCTAGAGATAGGTACGGCAGACCAATGGTAGTACCACCTAAAGGTGGTAAACCAGTACCATACACACGTACTACTACAGTTGCAGGGTCACTAGATGATGGCACTGCACTAGTAGCATGGAAGTTACGCATGGCAGCAGCAGGTTTAACGCTGCGCCCTGACCTATTACTTGCAGCCAGTGCTGTAAGAGACAATAAGTTAGAGATGGATAAGTTAGTTGAAGATGCAATGGAAGCAGCAGGTGCAACCAAGCAAGCAACTATAGGCACAGCCATTCATACACTGACAGAAAAACATGACAGAGGTATTGACTTAGGTGTAATCCCCGAAGATTATATTGCTGACATACAAGCATATGATGCAGCAACTAAAAACTTTGAGAATGTATTCATTGAACAGTTCTGCGTACTAGATAAGTTTAAGATAGCAGGTACACCTGACCGTATTGTTAGGTACAAGGGCGAGTTGTTTATCTCTGACTTAAAAACTGGTAGTATTTCCTACCCAAATAAAATTGCTATGCAGTTAGCGGTGTATGCAAACGGCTTGCCGTATGACCCCGCTACGGCAACCCGTTCGTCTTGGGGTGACGTTAATACAGAGAAGGGAATCATTGTCCATCTACCAGCAGGTAGTGGTAAATGTGAACTACACTTTGTTGACATCAAAGAAGGATGGAAGGGTATTCAATTAGCAATGAAGGTGCGAACCTTCAGAGACACCAAGAAAAACCTAGTCACATCAATCAAGGAGTAACATGTCTTCAACCGAAGCACCTATCAGCATCACCGTTAAGTCAGCAGCAGGTTCTCTTATTACACTGCGTGCTGAGTCAGCAGAAGAACTAGACCAGAGGGTTGCTCTATCAATAGCATCACTCGCATCCGCAGTACAAGAACTAGAGTCAGCCATTCGTGGTGTAGCACCAGTCAATGCAGCAGTACCACTTAATCCAGTAGCAGGTATGCTTGCTACACAGTTAGGTGCAACTGTAATTGCAGAGACACCAGTACAAGCAGGACCACCATCATTTGTATCTCCAGGTGCAGGTGCACGCAACTGCCCTCACGGTACAATGACACGTATCCACGGACTAACAGGTAAGTTTGGTCCATACAAAGGACACTTCTGTCCTGCAAAGCAAGGCGACCCAACTAAGTGCACAACAGTTTATGTTAAAGCAGGCTCACCAGAGTTTGCTACATTCACAGCCGACCAAACAAAGGCATAAATGAAAACACTCCGCCGAAGTATCGGTAAGCCAGAGGTGGGGGGAGAACCATTACCCCCACCTTTTCAGGCTTTCCAACGTGAAGGAATCATTCTGCGTAGAGCAGAAGTCACCGTCATAGCAGGTACTCCAGGCGCAGGTAAGTCATCTATTGCATTGCATATTGCAGCAAGACTTAAACAACCAACACTATACTTCTCTGCCGATACCAATGCACATACTATGGCAATGCGTTTGCTTGCTATGAAAGCCAAAATAACTCAGCAAGATGCTGAGTATATGATTAAGACCAAACCAGAAGCAGCAGAACATTACTTACGTGAGTTCTCTGGTATGTACTGGTCATTTGAACCATCACCCACACTTAAAGATTTAGACGAAGAAGTATCTGCGTTTGAAACTATGTGGGGCAGAAGCCCTACACTTATAGTTGTAGATAATCTTATGGACATAGCCATTGATGGACACGAAGAGTTTGCTGGTATGCGTGCAGTTATGAAAGAGTTAAAGTATCTAGCACGTGATACCAACGCAGCAGTTCTTGTCCTGCACCATACACAAGAAGGTGCACCAGGGTATCCGTGTCAGCCACGTTCTGCATTGCAGGGTAAAGTTGCACAGATTCCAGCAATGGTGTTGACAGTAGGACAAATGATGCAGGGGCAAGATGCATACTTGTGTGTAGCCCCTGTTAAAAATAGATATGGTAAGGCTGACCCAACAGGAGCAACTTACATTACGCTATCATTTGACCCAGCAAAAATGCACTTAGAAGATACAATCAAAGACCACTTACAAGCGGAGATGATGGTATGAGTAGCGCAGCCAAAGCCAAAGGTTCGGGAGCCGAACGTGATGTAGTTAAGTATTTAAAAGAATGGTTCCCTTATGTAGACAGGCGACTGGCTGGTGCAACACTAGACAAAGGTGACATATCAGGTATACCTGGAGTTACAATTGAAATAAAAAACCACGCGACAATGAAATTGTCAGAGTGGACAGAAGAATTGTTAACCGAGATGGCTAACGATAAAGCATGGACAGGCGTGGTGTGGCACAAGCGTAAGGGTAGGGGAAGTCCTGGCGATTGGTATTGCACCATGCCTGCTCATGTATGGGTAGACTTATTAAGGAGAGCACTTGGAGAAGCCAAGCATTGAGGAGTATCTCAACTACATAGGCGCAGCCACCCCTGCAAAAGGAAGTGGCTGGCGCAAGATGAAGTGCCCGTTCCATGATGACAGTCATGCATCAGCAGCAGTTAATTATGACAAGAATGCATTTGTATGCCACGGTTGTGGTATCAAAGGTGATACGTATTCCCTTATTATGGATAGAGAGAGGATAAATTATCGTGAGGCTGTCAAGTTCGCAGCGTCAGTTCTTACTTCAGGCAACACAGAGGTACGCCAGCAAGATAGAACTCGCGCAAAATTATCTGTCAAGCCGTCATCTCTCGGTAGACGAGGCAAGAATATTTCACTTGGGAGTGGTAGACGACCCACTTCCAGGGCATGAGCCGTACAAAGGACGGCTTGCTATCCCATACATTACACCATCAGGTGTAGTTGATATTAGATTCCGTGACTTGACTGGTACACATGATGCCAAGTATATGGGATTAGTTGGTGCTAAGACTACTATGTTTAATACACAGGCTTGCTTTGCCGCAGACAAATATATCTGCGTCACCGAAGGTGAATTTGATTGTATTATGATGTCAGTTAAAACCATACACCCAACCATTGGTATTCCTGGGGCTAACAATTGGAAGCCCCACTATGCCAAGATACTAGATGACTTTGATGTAGTCATTGTTCTTGCAGATGGTGACTCAGCAGGGCTAGAGTTTGGCAAGAAGATTAGTAGAGAACTAGGTAATGTAAACATTATCTCTATGCCAGATGGCGAAGACGTAAACAGCATGATGATAAAGATGGGAAGTGAATGGCTTGACGGACGAATCAAAGAATGCGTTGCCCCTTGACGATAAGTTTTGGGACTATGCACGGAACAATGAATCGTACATTGGTATTCCAGTGTCTGATAAGAAGATGCTTAACATTATAGGTGCGCTTGAAGACATATACTTCACCATAGATGATGACCCAGCAGAGGCTAAAGAGTGTTTGATTATGCTTAGTGCTATATTTGTAGCCTCATCTCATGGTAAAGCAGATGAGATATGGGAAGAGTTTGCAGTACGTGAGTCAATGAAGTCCTTTGACACAGACCTTAAGGAGATATTAAATGAAAAACCTTGAAGATGCTAAAGCAATTACTCTTCAGTTGCTTACAATCCTATATAAAAAGCATGAAGATTATGGTCCAATGAACATAGCAGGAGCGCCAGGTGGCGCTATGAATGGGCTACGTGTACGTATGTACGACAAGTTGGCTAGGCTCAACAACCTAGTAGATACTGGCGACACGCCGAACTACGAATCAATTGAAGATACACTCATTGACCTTGCAAACTATGCCATAATCGGACTACTTGTTCAACGTGGACAATGGGAAGGTTTACCCAATTCAAATGGCAGCGAAACAAAAACGAGTAGTAGTACTCAGCGACCTGCAAATTCCATATCAAAACAATTCAGTAGTTCAGGCAACCCTAGACTTCATCCAAGATTATAAACCAGACGAACTCTGGTGTGTTGGAGACGAACTAGATGCACCCGAACCTAGTCGCTGGAACAAGGGTATGGCAGGTGAGTATGCAGAAACGCTACAAGATAGTATAGATTTAACGCACGACATAATGGCTAGTTACCGCAAGGCTCTGGGTAACAAGCCATTTGTCATTCAACGCAGCAATCATACTGACCGCATTGATACATACATGCGCAAGTATGCGCCTGCATTTATGTCACTCAAGTCACTAGAGATTGAACAACTACTTGGCTATGAGAAGTTAAAGATTAATTATTTACATAAAATGCATGAACTGTTACCTGGCTGGGTAATGGCACACGGTGATGAGGGCGCACTTAATCGTGCACCAGGGGCTACCGCTTTAAATCTAGCCAAGCGTTTAGGTAAGTCAGTTGTGTGTGGACACACGCATAGGATTGGTTTGCAACATGAAACCACTGGCTTTTATGGCAAGACCAATACTCTATACGGATTAGAGGTCGGGCATATGATGGACGTCAAGCAGGCTAGTTACCTCACATCAGGCAGTGCTAACTGGCAGCATGGCATTGGTATCTTAGTAGAACATAATCGTAAAGTTACACCGTTTGCTGTACCAATTGTTAACGGTGAGGTAATCATTCCATAATGACTTACATTGAAGAGTATAACGATTTAGTACAGACTCTTGCTGCTGAATATGCAAGGCGTTATACTATGTTAGAACGTGATGACATAGGGCAAGAGTTGTGGGTATGGTTTGTAGGACATCCACGTAAGTACAAAGAATGGTCAGCATTAGACCAAAAAGATAGAGATAAATTAATAGCAAAATCTCTGCGTAATGCAGCCCTTAAGTTCTGCGAACGTGAGAAAGCCAAGAAGGTTGGCTACGATATGTCCGAGTTGTACTATTATGACGTGTCTGTAGTAGAGGTTTTCTTACCATCAATCATCTCTGAATCTTATGAGATGCCATCTAAGATTAAAGACTTAGGTAATTCAGTCAAAGGCAGCGAAGTAAGTGATGGTATGAACTGGCTAGTGCTGCGTTCAGATATAGCCACGGCTTACTATAAGTTACCTGAAGCAAAACAAAACATCTTACGCTTGCGCTTTAGTATGGAACAACCTGACTGGGCAACGCTTGCAAAAGAAATGGATAGCACACCAGATGGTGCACGCATGAAAGTACAGCGTGCCCTTAACTCACTCATTAAACACTTAGGTGGTTGGAGACCATACAATGACGAAGACACAAAAGAAAAAGCAGATGAAACAAGTACAAGCAACGCCCAAGCCGAATGATGAAATAATTGTATGCTGGTGTGATAACGGATTAACTGACGGTAAGTTTACCGAAGGTGTTGTTTACAGCGTTATCTCATCTGGTCTTCCAATTAAGTCAGCCATGCGTGTACAAGGCAATCAGATAGGACGACAGCGCCAGAATGCGCTAGAGTTCTGGTATGACCAGACAGACTTTAACTGGATACTATGGGTAGATAGCGACATTGTACTTACCAACGAAGCATTACATAAAGTGTGGTCTGCTGCTGATGCTGTTGAAAGACCAGTAGTAACAGGTACTTACTTCATCTCTAAAGAGAATGAACGTGCAATGATGGCTCCATATCCTGCTATATTTAATTGGGTTGAAGGTAATGACTACCAAATCTCATACGTCCACCCACTACCAAAAGATGTTGTCCTCAAAGTTGGTTCAGCAGGATTTGGATTTGTGCTTATGCACAGAAGCGCAGTCGCTAAGATGCGAGAAGTGCACGGAAACATTCCATACTTTAACGAAACAGGAGTTGGAGAACAGTTCGTATCAGAAGATATTAACTTCTTCAGACTCATGCATAAAGCAGGAGTCCCACTCTATTCTCATACAGGAGCAACTGTTCAACACATGAAACGTTTCTCTCTTGATGTAGATTACTATAAGTTTTTCTGGGAAAAAAATGAACGACCTTAGGGGTGAGCCAACCTTTGCTTGTATATGCGGCTGTCTTATGTTTGAGATTACCGTACAGTGGGACCAAGAAACAAGAGAAATAGGTTGGTATGACCTTGCTCAGAAATGTAAAGATTGCGGAACAATTACAACAGCACCTACACCTATAGATTGGATGGACTGTGACTAATTATCCTAATTGGTTTCAAGGCGTAGCCAAAGATAACTTTGAACAATACCTTGAACACTTTAAAGGACAGAACAACTTGCACTTTTTGCAAGTCGGAGCATTCACTGGAGATGCTAGCAAGTGGTTACTAGATAACATACTTACTGGTGCTGGTTGTATGCTTACTGATGTAGATACTTGGGCTGGCAGTGATGAGAGTGCTCATCATCAGATGAATTTTTCTGATGTAGAAAAAACTTATGATGCTAAATTATCAGTGTACAGCACTGCTTTTAAGCACAAGATGACAAGTGATGAATACTTTGCTGACCACTCAAATGGGTGGTATGACTTTGTATATGTTGATGCTGACCATACAGCAGCAGCCGCATACAAAGATGGAGTTAATGGTTGGCGTGACCTAAAGCCTAACGGCATACTAGCCTTTGATGACTACACATGGGGGGATGGGCTACCAGACCAGACCCTTGCACCTCGTCCAGGAGTAGATAAGTTTTTGGATGAGTTCAATGGACAGTATCACCTAATGCATAAAGGTGCTCAAGTTTGGATTAGAAAGAATGCCT